TTAGTTGGTGATAGCCTGCACATACCCCTGCAACCCCATCAGTCTGGCCGCGAGCCGGTCAGCCTCTGACGCCACGTCGATATATCGGTCGACGCACTCGCCGACCACGAACCGCAGCACGGCGGCGCCGACGGCGGATCCATCCAGGCCGGGTCCGGCGCCGGCGGCCGCGGCGGCTGCACCACCACGGGCGACAGCGTCCGCGGCGGCGAGTTGCTGGCGCAGCCGGTCACGCTCAGCGCGAGCGCCAGCAGCAGCGTCCGCATAGCGCGCTTCACGGGCGCGCGATTCCTTTCGTTCATTCTCGACTTCTCCCTGTTTGGCCAGCTCCAACTGGCGGTAGGCCTCGGACGCCCGATAGGCCGCATCGCTCGCGGCCTGCAGCTCGGCCTGCCGGTCCCCCTGGATGGTGGCGATGCGGGCCTCCAGGCGCGTTTTCTGGACCTGGGCGGGCCCGTACCATGTCGCCACGGCCGCGATGGCCGCCACGGCCCCGTATCGCGCCCACGGCGGGATGAGCGGCATCAGGTTCATGGCGACACCTGGGCCAAGGCCTGGGCGTAATACCCCTCCCATTTCTGCCGCAGGTCGGCGCGTTCGGCCGGCGTGCCGTTCGTCCACGCTCCGGGCCGCCAGAGGCGCAGGTAGTATTGCCAGGCGCCCTCCTCGTCGCTCAGCTTCGGCAGCCGATCGGGATCCGTGTACAGCAGCAGGCGCGCCAGCGCGGCCGCGAGCGGGTCATTGGTCTCGATCGCGGTCCAGATCGCCTCGTCGCTCGCCGGGACGCTGAAATGCGCGTACAGCCCCGCAGCAAGCCCACGGGTGGCACGGTGCGTGCGCACGCCGTGCACCATCCCCCCGCCCATTTCCCCCTGCCAGAAGCTGCGCCCCGGCCCTTTCTTCGATGGGTTGCGCTTGTCGACGATTTGCCAGCGATGCTCCCAGTTGGATTCCTGCCCACTGATGGCCAGGAGCATCAAGACAGCCTCGCGCGAGTCCATGTGGTCAGGCAGCAGGCACAGCCCCTTGTCGATCTCACGTCGTATGAACTCGATCGGTCTCATGGAGCCACCCTGACGATGCGAGCGACGTTGCCCCGGGCGCGGTGGGCCAGCATTGCCAGCACGACCGACACGCCGGCCTGCCAGATGGTGACCGGCGTTCCGTGGACCACAACGGAAAGCGCCTGGCCACCCGTGCAGACGATCAGCACGTAGGCGGCGCAACTCGCCCACAGCCGGTACCGCGCTGGGCCCCGACGATAGGTCAGCAGCCGCAGAGCCGTCGCGGCATTGGCGATGATGACCACGAAAGCGATGATGGCCGCCATATCAGCTCCCCCTGCGCCATATCGACGCGATGTCGAATGCCCGCAATTTGTCGATGCCGATCTGCACGACAGCGACTGCCGTAGCTGCGGCAAGGAACGCCGCGACGCCGCTTTCACGGATCGGCGTGAGATGGGTGATATCCGGCGCGGTCAGGTATCCGACAACCAGCGAAATCAGCGCGTACGCCAGACGGGCCAACACGCGCGGCTCTTTGCTGCTGAGGGCCACCATGGCGGCCCCCGCAAATGCTCCGATCAGCGCGTTCCCGTCGACGCCGGGCACCAGCGTCGCTAGGCCCGCGCCGGCGGCCACCGCCAGAATTCCCGTGGCGGTACTCGTAGGCTCTGCCATTTGCCCCTCCTATGGGCGAAAAAAAGCCCGCGTGATGCGGGCGGATCTTTGCGATTGCTCTTAGCAGCACTTCAAAGACAAGCGCAGCGGCGCTTACTCTCCATCGACTTTTCTCCGGAACCCGATTGCGACGATTCCGAGGTTCAGACATACGGCTGACCACGTCGCAGTGATCGTGCGCATCAGCTCGGCGGCGGCAGCTGTATACGTGCCGACCACGACCTGTCCGGCCCGCGTGTTATCGCCATTGGCCAGCCCGTGGTCCATCACCTCTGTGGCCCCGGTCATCGTCGCCGTAAGAGGCGCGCTTCCGCTTGCAGAGGCGCCGATGGCAACGACGACCTGCGGCATGCTCGGCGTGATCTGCAAACTGACGTTGTCAGTTGCGGCGCTGTTGACGGTGCCGCTATGCCGCGAATCCGGCACGCACTCGGCATCCAGCTCGATAACGCACCAGTCGATGATATTTCCGGCTACTGCGCTTACGATCTCGACACTGGCCGTGAGCCCCCCCAATGAGCCGCCGAACGCTGACTCCGTGATGTACCAAATGCCAGTGTTGCAGCGAGATGTCGGCGAGGCCGATACAGCCGCGATTTGATCGGCTTCGACCAGCGCGACGCCGCCGAACGTCACTCCCGATATCGTGAATGTCGTGCTCGCACCGGGACGCTGGTACGACACCGCGATGACAAGGGTTTTGGTGCCAGCCGCGGTGGAGTGATCTGCGCTGCGGCCCGTCGTCGCATCGTAGGAGGGGTCTGGATACGCCGTTGTAGCCAGAACCACGGGAGCAGGAGCAATCGGTAACTGGCCATCGACCAAGCCGTTGGCGCTCACATAACCATTAATGTTCAGGCCGGTTTGATCCCAGTGCTCCGGATCAATCATCATTTTTCGAGCCTGGAAGCTGTACGCCGACCGCGATATGAGCTGAAGCAAGTCGTCGGAGGCACAAGCGGCCTCAATGGCCGCTCTGATTTCGAAGCCCCCGGGCTGTTTGTCTTGGTCGAACCGGCGGCCAATCTGTATGACGCCAACGGAAATCAGTTCAGGAATCTGCGCCTTAAAGTACGCAGCGAGTTCCACCAGGGCCGCCTCAAACAAGGCCCCAGTGACAGTAGTTCCATTCACCTTCCCGGCATCGTTCAACCCGAGATTGAACAAGATGTGGACATTCCGCAGATAAAACGTGCCCGACGCAGCAATGGCATTAATTGCTGCTCTGGCTGCGTTGACCAACGTAGTACGCATTGCCCCTGTGGGTGACCAATTCCCAGACCCGGAATCTGCCGCCGCGAGTAGCGTGGTGCCGCCACGGGCCGCCTCAACATACGCAGAACGCAATTTGGTACGGTCGAAATACCGATTACAGAACGATGGCCACATGGACCCGGTAACCGCTCCACCAACGGGGTCGACCAGCGGCTCCGAAATTGTCGAACCGCTGATGTAAAGCCCGTTAACGCCCACTGGACTCAGCGCGCTGACCCCACGACCCTCAGCATTTGATTCCCCCCCTATGATCATTAAATCGATGGGCTCAACGTATCGATAGAATGGCACGGCGCAAGCCACTCCGTCTATCAGCATGCGCCAATAGCCCGCAGGCTGCTCAGGAAGGGCCATAGCCGTTCCATCGCCCGCCCGCACCATCGTCATTCCACTTACCTGACCGCTCCTGACTTTCGCGACCTGTTCCTCCACTTCCTGGATGTAGGCCGTGCTTGGCGCGGTCTTCCCCGTCGCGACTGCGCCCCCTGCTGTGTTCTGGACGATTTCATATGCAGCCTTCGGATCTGGCGTATCTACGCCATACATTTGCCCTATTTCCGTCCCGAGCTGTCCGGCGTCGGTATCAACGAACAGGCCGCCCGCGATGTATGCGGCTGCGGCAGCGTTCTCCGCGCGATCTGCATTGACGGCAGTATCTCCGTAGTCGTCCTTCAAGTCCTTAACGATCTTCGCGTACGAAGGCACCGTCTGCCCGATTCTGTTGACGATCGTCTCAGTTGAGCCGCCGTTCGCAACAACATCCAGGACCTCGGCGTCCTTCCTGGCGTCGATCATCTGCTGGGGGGTAACTGGCAAGTCAGCCATTGGTCACCTACAAAAAAATGCCCGCTTGAGGCGGGCTGTCGGATTGAACGGGAGAGTAGGGTTAAGCGCTTTCGCGGAACGCGCCGTCGTTCTGGTAATAGCGGGAGTCATAGTTGATGACGGTCAGCGGGATGGTCCCGTCATCACCCGGCGCGTCGCGTTCTTCGAGAAGCATGGGCTGGGCATTGCTATCGTCGCCATCACGAACCACGATGAATCCCGTGCTCAGGTAGCGATCCGCATCAGCGACTACCGGCACATGCGGCGCATGGGCCAGCACGGCATGCCGGTCACTCTGGCCGCGGGAAATGGGAATGCTCTCGACCAAGCGATCCTTGCCTTGGAGGAACATGGTGTAGGTCGCGCCACTTTCCCAGGCCAGCTCCTGCGACAGATGCAACTCCAGCCCTTGCACGCCCTTCACGTAGCCATCCATCGCCCCGGATCGGGTGTTGTCAGCCCACAGCACGCGCTCGCGTAACACCAGCAAATCCGCCTCCGGCAAGCATGTGGCCTGCGAAGTGGTTGTCTGATAGCGCAGCTTGTTGTACGCACGGTCCGCCAGCAGCGTCGCCTGCTTCCTGTTGCGCACTCCGATGCTCTCGATACGCTTCGGGTTGATGGCGCTTCGGTCCGCCGGGCGATAGAGCGTGACAACCGCATCGTCCTCCGGATCCACGTACTGAAACTCGATGCCGTCATTGGCAGCCTCGGCCCACCCAAACCGGTCGGTCCGCTTTTCGCTACCGGGCAGCTTGTTACGGTGGTTGAACAGCAGCACCGAATCGTCCGTCGCGCGCTCGAAAAATAGCCGCAGCACGCTACCACGCCGGTACGGCTGGCAGAACACCGCACCCGCAATTGAGGTCACCGCCTCCTGGAACGACAGGTTGTCCGCGTCGAACGTGTAGCTGAAGTCGGCAGCCTCGGGAAACCCGAAATAATCTCGAATCTCGGCTGCGGTATCGAATAGGTTGTCGAAATCCACCTCTTCCGGCGTCCGGTTCCCGATGCGCGGGTCCAGGCAGACGGCAGAAAGGATCGTGGCCACATCGTTTGTCGGGTACAACTCTGGCGTGAACGTGCTACCACTGACTCGCGCCGGCAGGCAGCGTGTGACCAGCATGTTCAGCTTTCGATCCTTCACGGCCAAGGCGCCATCGGTCGCCATGGTCTTCGTCTGGGCAATGGTCACGTCGCCGAAGTGCAGCATGTCCACGGGCGTGGCCTGATACAGGTCCCGCCACTTGATTTCATCGACCACCTGGCCGCTAAACCCCGTGTCCTTCGGGTTCAGGCGTCGGGCGTAGACCTTCCAGTAGTTTGAGGTCGCTGATAGTGTTACATCGACCGTCAATGCACGCGTTGAGCGGGTCGTGCTGGATCCAATAACGGTACCGTCGAACACTTCTTCTGGACCGACAGCCACGCCGGCCGCATCCACTGGCGTGGCGACTAGCCGGACGTCCACATCGCGACGGTACTGGTTCGAGCCGTCGTCAGCAAACAGGCCCTGATAGGCAACGAAATTGGAAATCAGCCGCCGGATAGGCTCACTGGCCGACAGGGTGAACTCCCCGACGCGGCGGTCGCCGCTTGTATAGAGATCGGGCCGCATAACGCCCGACACGCCACCGAAGTCGTCGTTAAGAATCTCCCAGTCAGGGTTTACCACCGAGGGCGTCTGCAACGTGATGTTGTTCGCTGTGATCGCGGTGATAACGTAGGTTCCCGTCAGATCGAACAAAATCGTTCCGTCATTCCGGCTGATGGTCGCAGGCCCGGCCCCGCCGCCGGCAGCCGCGGTGATTTGATACCAGTTGATATTGACCCGTGCCGGCTTGTCGAAAGTGATGATGGTGGAGTCCGTCAACGTCTCGTACTCAACATTGGCTACCTCATAGACACCGTCGAGGTTCGCGTAGCCACTGTGCTGGCCGGTTGCCTCATCATCCCAGGTCCAGTACATCAGCGACCCCGAGATCGTCACGCGGTCGCCTATCGACCAGTCCGCCGTCAGATCGCCCGGATAGGTCAGTTCACCATTGGCGTCCAGCGAGCTACCCGACAGGTACAAAGCCTGCGCTGTGCCGCTGTGCGTGAATGTGCCGGCCGACCGCGCGGCATTCGTCACGACCAGGGAGTCGCCGACCACGAACGACGTCGTGTAGTCCACCTCCAGATCCTGGCTGGCGATGACGTTGGGATACTGAAAGATCACCTCATTGGCGTGCAGACGGCCCGAGTCGGACGGTTGCAGAACCTGCCCATTGACCGCGTTCAAGCGCGCAGTTTTCAGAACCGGTAGGCTGATGGCATTACCGATACGCAGTTGCGGCGCGTGGCCACTATTGGGCGATGTGAACGGACCATAGATTTCCACGCTGCTGCCGGCGATCTCCTGGATCGGCGTGGTGTCGTCGCGCACTTGGGCGGCGGGGATCTCGTAGGTGCCCCGGCCGATGCACATCAAGGACACCTCCATTTCGACGTGATCCGTGAACACCTTGTAGGGAACCTGGATCAGGTCCGGCGTGGAGCGGACCGTCCCGAATATATCGGGGATTCTGCCCATCACGCGCGCCGTGTTCGTGCGCTCGGACAGACCGTTGTTCGGGCTCTCACTCTGGACGTTGCGCTGGGCCACCGCCGGCACGGTAGGGGCCAGGATCGAGGAAACGGCCAAGCTGACGATGAAGAGAACCACCTGCCAGGCCTGGATGCCGGCCGTCGGCCAGACCTCCACGGTCAACGGCCCCTCCAGTTGAGCAAGGCGCTCGACGTCCGCGGGCTCGACAGGCGTAACTTCGGTTTCCCGAGAAACTGGTCCGTTGTAAATCCTGGTCAGCGGCGGCAGGCGGCCATCGAACTCCCGATATAGGAGCGCCAGAACGTCGTCGGTCTCATGCTCGGTACGCGACAGCCCCTCCAGGGCATGGCGCTCGATCGAGACTAGCGGCATACGTAGAACCTCGGATTACGGTAAGTTGAGGCGGCCAGATCGAACGGAAAAAAACTCGCTCCGGCCTCGGTCAGGTGCAGCAGCCGACGGCGATAACAGACGCCGATATGCGGCTCGCCGCTCAGCGTGTCCAACAGAACAATCGACGGAACGGCCGTCGGGCCCTTAATGAGCAGGTAGCGGCGCATGACACCTCGCATACCGGCGATGTCGTCCTCGCGCACGCTGACCAGCCCACGGTCGCCGGTCAGGCGCTCCCAGGCCAACGCAGCGAAGTGCAGACAGTTGTTCAGCCGGCGGTCGTATCGCTGGACCAACAAGCCGTCCACGCTCACAGGAATCCTCTCAGCATAGGAAAGCGGTCAGGGCTATACACCTCACCCGTGCGGTTCAGGTTCAATTGCGGCGCGGACGCATCGAACGACGAGCCCTCGCGCGTGCGCGATACCTGGGCCAGTTCCAGGCGGATGGGGCCGAACATCGGCGCCGACAGGTCGTCGGACCGATACGAGCGATAGATCACGACCGGCCGCACGCCCATCTGGTCAGCGGCGCGGACCCGGTCAACCTCGGCCGGAATGATCTCCCCAAGATCGCCCAGGTCAACGCCGAGGCTGTAGGCGAGGTCAGCCCTGGCGGCCCCACGCCGCAGGCGCATGCCCAGCGCCGTGAACGTCACCTCCTCGCCGGTTTCCAGCCGCGCAACCAGATCGCGCGGCCGGCGCACCAGGTAGAAGACCTTGGAGAATGCTGGGTGCGATATCTCCAGGGTCTGGATCTCCATTACAGCTCGGCTTGAATCGAGGAAGAATCCAACGTAGTCAGGCATGGGGAAGATCCTCGTTGGCCAGATGGGCGAGATCCGCGAATAGCTGATTGATCACGTCCCAACTTCCGTACAGCGCGTACAGCTCAGCCATGTTCCCGTAGGGGTCCGAATCAGCATCCTGGTATTTGTCCAGCGGCAGCACCCAGAGCGAGCCTGTCATGGTGAACACCCCTCCCTGCTTGCTCACGAGACGGAACGACTTGGGCTCGAACATCGCCTGGTACGTCTCCGCTTGAGCGGTGTCCAGCACCAGGTCGATGTCTATCGGGCTACCACCACTGCGCGCCCACACCCTCAGGAACCCCTGAAACACGGTGTACTGACCTTCCGTCAGCATCCATGTTGCCGAGACTTGCACCGCCGATCCCGACACGTCCAGGCGGGTACGCGGCGGCCCGCCCTCCAGGGGAACCGAGATGGTTCCATCCTGGAAAACGGCGCCATACCCGGCCTGGATGGGCTGGTAAGGGCATTTCATCGGATAGGCTCCAGTTTGAAACTACGCTGTATCGACGTGTTAAACCGGGAATCCAGCCTAGACGCTTGGTCAGCCATCACGTGGGGAGTGCGCTTGTCGATCTCATCCCTGGTGATCAGTACCACCTCGTCGCGCGTCAGGCGTTCAACCTGGTACTGCTGGGGAGTGCCGTGGTTGTTGATGACGATGCGCATGTTGGATGGCTCGTCCCCTCCCCTCCGGCGCGCCACCAGCGGGGTAACCTCCCCGTCGTCAGGGCCCATCATGAGGTATTGCTTGCCCTTGAGGGACAACAGTTCCGGGATGCCTCGCTCGTTCACTGGGTGAAGGCGGTTGGCGTAGACAGGTCCACCGTCAGCGCGAGGTCCGCCGAGAGTCAGTCCGAGTCCACCGCCCGCCGTGAGCCCAAGGCCGCCTCCGGCCGTAAGTCCGAGACCGGACGAGACTCCCGCTAAACCAGCGCCGCCAAATAGGCCGCTGAGGCCGCCCCCTCCAAACAATCCACCCAAAGCATTCAGAAGCGGACCAGTGATCGCGGACCGGGCAGCGAGTCGCGCCAGATCGGCGAGCATAGAGTTCACGAGATTGGTGAACGAAAGCTTGCCGGTTGTGGCGAACTTCACGAAGACGTCTTCTAGGCCCTGGAATGCGGTGGAAAAAACCGCCTGTGTCGAAGCGGCAACGTTTTTGGCGGACTCCTGGTAATTCGCAAACGCCCGACGGGCGCCCAGGGTCCAATCCGTATTGAGCTGGTCCAGTTTGGCATAGTGGTCTCGCTGCATTTGCAGCGCGGCATCCAGCTCCGCCTTCAGGTTCTCCAGCCTGGCTTTGTAATCGTCGCTGCCCAACATATCGATTGGTGTGGACTTTGCCAGTTGATCGCGGTACCGCTTGAACTCGCGGAAGATGGCGTTGGTAGCCTGCTCCCGCTGGTACGCTAGATCGCCCTGCCCGAAGGCATCGATCTCTCGCTGGTACTGGTCCGCGCGAGCCTCGTTGGCGGACGCAATCGACGCCTGAAGCTGCATGTACCGCTGGTTGTACTGCTCCAGCGCGCGCAGCCGCTTCTCTTCAGCCTTGCGGGCTGCCTCCTGGGCCTGCACCTCGACTTCGACGGCGACGTTGCGCTGGAGCTGGGCCTTGATCAACTCGGCCGAGTTCAGCAGTGATCGCTGGTCTGCCGTCAGGATTTTTTTCTCCTTCAGGTCACCGATCAACTGCTCAAAGCTGGCCTGGGCCTTGCGCGCCTCCCCGATCTTGTCGGCGGTGGCGAGCTGCGCCCGCAGGGAGGCCTCCTGTTCACGCAGTTGTTGCAACATGCGCGTCGCCGCGTTGTCGCGAACCTCCGGCGCCTTTTCGTCCTTGTACTTCTCGTTGATCGCGGCGACGCGACGGTTGTACTCCTCCGAGGCCATGCCGACCGTCTCGGCGTCGCGCTTCAGTTGCTCGATCTCTTCCTTGCGTTGATCCGCGCGAGAACGGGTGGCCTTTCTCTGTTCATCCAAACGCTGCTGAGCGGCGATTCTTTGCTGATTCACGAGTCGCTGCGAAGCGCTCCATGCAGCCGCAGTCTGTTCCGCTTCGATCCGCTCAAGCTCCGGCTGAAGCCCCTTGAGCTGGTCTTCCAACACCTTCCGAACTTGTTTCGCTCGTGCGCTCCCTGCTCCAACGACCGCACCATTCGCGGTTTCTACAAAACCGCCGGCGAGCAACTTGTCCAGCTTTCCCTGGATCTCGGCAGCCTTGGCATAGACGTCTTCGGCGGCACCCGGCCGGCCAACATTGAGCATTGCGTCCCACGCTCGCTTGGCGGCGCCTGTAATGGCGTCCCAGCCGCGCTCAACAAATCCCGCCTGGGATGTGAGCGTGCGCATCCGCTGTTCCATCGCATTGGCGTACGCGTTCTGCGCCAGCGCAGCTGCGTCAGCCTTACGCCCCTGCTCTTCGGCCGCCCGGATCTGCTGGTACGTTGAGAGGGTAAGGTAACCCAGGGTCTCGTTCAGCTTGAGGGACGCTCGGACAGGTTCGTCTCCCAGTTGCGCGAATATCTTCGCGGTCTCTTCGAACGTCTGCCCGATGGTCTTGTTTGCCCGAACCGCCACCAAGGCAAACCGCTCCAGATTTTCACCGCCCACCCTAGCGGTGTTCGCCAACGCGGTAAGCGCGGCCGCCGCGCTGCCTTGGGTTCCCTGGACGTCGGCAATCCGGCGCGCCATAGAGGCCATTCGGTCGGCCGTCGTGCCGGCTGCATTGCCCGTCAGCACCAGGGCCCGGTTGTAGCCCTCGGCCTCCTTGCTGCCCTGGTAATAGGCGAACGCCAGTGCCCCAGCTGCTGCGGCGGCCAGGGTGAAAGGGTTGACCAACCCGAGAACGTAGCTACCCAGCGCCCTTGCAGCGGGCGCGATCCCGCCGAACATGTCTTTGAGCTGGCCGCCCTGCTGCGTCAGCACCAGCAGCGGGTTGCTGCCCCCAGCGAGCTGCGTGACGATGTCGGTGAACTGCGCCGGAACCCCGCGGAGTGCGGCTGCCGTGGCCTTGGCCGACATCCCCAAGCCGACGGTAGCCTTCTCGGCCTCCTTGATCTTGTTGACGATCGGCGTGTAGACCTCGGGCGACAAGCCGCGCTGGATGGCCTGAAACTCGACCAACTCGGCGCGGGTCTTGCCGTAGGTCGCGGCAAGCTCCTGGGCGTTCTTCACCCACCTGGCATTGGATGCCTGAGCTTTGCGATAGGCGGCAACCGCCGCATCGCCCATCCCCTCCAGCGACTGGCGGGAACGGCGGCCGGAGGAAACGACCTGCTCTCCGGCCTCCCGGGCGTCCGCCTTGAGCCCCTTCAGGCCCGCGCTGGCGCGCGAGGTGTTGGCATCGACCTGTAGTGTCGCCTTGCCAACGACTTCATCGGCCATCTCTTACTCCTTGTGCATCTCATCAAGGGCGGCGCGCTCCATGACCCGGACCGCATCGAAAATGTCGGTCCATTCGGCCCGGGGTACGCCCAACTGCCGCATGACGAACGGCAACGCCGCGTAGTCAAGGCCGCTCGCACGCCCCATGCCGCCCACGCGCCACTGCGTATCCATGGCGCAGAACACCGCATAGGCAATGGCGTTGTCCGGCCAGATATCGACATTCGGTCGTTTGAGGTAAGCCCGAATGTCATCCACCCCGGCGCCGGCGGCCTGCAACTCCTTGACTTGCTGTTCGGTCGCCGGGCGCCAGTAGCGCGCCGCGGCGGCCGCCGTCAGTTTCCCCGGCGGCCCTCGGTCAGAGCCTGGACGTACCCCTGGAGAATGGCGGCATCGGCTCCATGGAAGTCCTGGGTCAACCGCTTGAGCGCAGCCGCCGAGAACTCGCCATCCACCTCCTCCCACCCCGCGACAACCTCCAGCAGAGGATCGATGTTGCCGGCCGGCGTCTTGCCCGCTCGCTCCAGGAATTCCTGGAGCTCGTCGCGAGTCTTGTGGTTGAACACCAGATTGAGCGTGCTTTCCCCGCCGTCGGCGCGAGGAATCTCCACGGGGAAGACGAATGTGATGGCGGGTTTCAGCTTGAACATAAGGGCTCCTTAGATGGCCGGGGCGGCGTAGCGGACAGGCTTGGACATCAGGGAGAACGTCCCCTGGCATGCCATCACCTGGTTCTTGGTCATGGACGGCGTCTCGTTGAACGACAGGTAGCCGTTGTAGAGACTGATTGCGCCCGACGGGAAAGTCAGCCGCAGCGCCCGGACGGTCCGCTGCTCGGATGCGGTTCGCAGGGCCTGATACCCCGCCAGCGCGGGGTCATCGGCCACGCTGATCGTGAGAGACTGGGCGGACGACTGCGTGGGCAGTTGCGACTCGAAATCGGATTCGAGGAAGGAATAGGTGGCGAACTGCATGTCACCGCCCGTCGTGGTCGCATCGAGCACCTGGGTAATCTGCTGCCAGGCGGTGATCTGCCGTACGGAGCCGATACCCGTTCCGACCGGATAGAGATTCACATCGGAGGTGTCGATGCCCTCCAACTCGAAGGTGTTGGTGTCGACAGCGCCCACGCGCACGACACGACCATTGAGACGCGACCAGCCCGAGGTGACCTCGACGAAATCACCCTCGGCAAAGCCGTGGGCAGCGGCTGTGGCAACCGCGGGATTGGCGTTGGACAGGATGGTGACGCTCTTCGCGGCCGCATAGACGGTCGCCAGGGCGATGAGAATGCCGTTCGGCAGCGAGACAGCCATTTGGATACTCCAAAAGAAAATGCCCGCCAATGGCGGGCTGACCAGGGGAAAGGAAATGCAGCAAGCCGATCAGAACCAAATGGAAAAGTCCTGCCGCGTGCCGCGTAGGTCTGTTCCCTCGTCGTGGGCAGCCGCAATGCTGCTCATGACGGTGGACAACAGAGGCGGATGGACCAATGCAAGCTCGATCCGACGGGCGATCCGGGAGGCATCGTCGCGGAGCACGTCCCAGACATTGATCTGCCAACGGCCGTTGCGCTTGTCAGGTAGGTCACCCTCCACAAACTGGACTGGCGTGCCGCCGACCTGCGAATACACCACATACGGGGTTGGCGTCTCGTAGGGTGCGCTGTCCGGAAAGACCCGATCGCCGACGTCGTTGCCCACGGCAGCAATCAGCGCTTCACGCAGCGCCTGTTCAACTTCCATCGGAGTCCTCGCTACTCGTAACCACACGCCCAGCGGCAAGATCAGCCAGCAATTGCTGCACGCGTTCACGAGAACGGCTCTGCATCGCCTCAATCACCCTGGGCACGGCGTCCGCGGCGCGCCGAATGAACGAGTGCGGCGGCACCCACACCGGAACATCGAGTTGCGTTGTCGTCGCGCGCCAGAGGCCGTCCCGCCCTCGCACCAGCAGGTTGGTACGCCAGTGCCCATACTCGATCAAATGCCCGTGAGGCGCCTTGCCAGCGTTCCAACTGATCTCGTAGACCTGACTCCCATTCACAGAAAGGTTAGCCGAGTGAACCCGGTAGATCGAATCACGCAGCTGGCCCGGCTTTATTCCCTGTCGCGAGGGCCCCGTATAGATCGGCGCCAGTGTCTGCGCCTCGCCATAGAAGACGGTCGCCCCCGCCCAGGCGGCGGACTTGGCAACCCGGTCATGCAGCCCGATTTCCAGTTGCTCGATCGCGCTCATCAGGTCGCCGTCCAACTGCCAGTCGGACGTCACGCCCGAACTCCAACCGAACAAGCCAGGTCCGTGTGCTTGCGTCGGGCCAAGTCAGGCAGAATCGCGAGGATCTCGAAGACCGTGTCACCGAGAACTACACGCATGCCCGCTTGGATGTCCGTCCGGTAGCGGACTCGAACGCTCACACTGGCGGCTGATGTTTCTCGGTCGGCGGCGATGAACTGACGACCGTTGGAAACCCGCACATCCGCCCAGCATTCGTCGAACAACTCCCAGGGAGCCTGGACAGGCTGACCAGACGGTGACACAGCCGATCCCCTCTTCTCGATGCGGATACGGCGATTAAGTGGACCTGCTCTCATGCGTAGACCTTATGAGCATCCAGGAATCCATCAGCGAACCGATCTGGCAATGCCGCAACCGCAACACCAGTGGCAACCGCCTCACGATTCGCATAAAGACTAGCGGCTGCAAGCAGTATCCACGCCTTGATGCCGGCCGGAACCGCGGCCTGTTGAGTAGCCTCGTCACCTGCGGCATAGCCAGCGGTGTAAATAAAGCGGCCGGGGCCGATCGGCCATTGAGCACCTCCAACCAGACGTACGCGTCCATCCGACAGGCCGTAGGTCGCCGCGTCGATCTCCTGCCAGTTCCCCGAACCGTCCAGATACTGCGCGCTGGCCAATGACATCACATCCGGCCACGGCAGCCAGATCTCGCCGATCAACGCGTCAACGTCGAGTTGCCAGGTTTGGAGCATGATGCTGCGGCCGATCCGCTGCTGGCATTGATCCGTCGCCGCGGCCAGGTACACGGCGAGAGTCGCGTCTTCCGCGGTGAAGCTGGCCTCCAAGTGGCACTGCGTCTTGAGCAAAGCCAGCGGCACCGGCTGATACTGCGCCGCGGCGACGAGTCGAATGCCCATGCTCAGACGGTACCTGCTAGTGCCAGATTGCCCTTGATGATCACAGCACCGGCGGCGATCGAGGTGCCGCCGTTCTGCGTGATGACGGCGCGGACATAGCGCTTGGCGCCACGGTAGCCAACCTGGTACACCGATGCCGCGGCGAGCGTGGCCGGCAGCGTGCCGATCAGATCGTCGGCAGCCACGGTTTCGGCATCGGACAGGTTCGCAGCATCGCCATGCTGCAAGCTGATGACGAAATCGCCGGCACCGGCGATCGCGCCCGTGTTGACGGCCAGAGCCACCGATCCGGCTCCCTGCAAGTCAATGACGCCAGAGTCGGACTTGGTGGCCGCGTAGACGGCCGGGGCGAGCGCCGCCACGACCAAGATGTTGCTGGTGATATCTCGCATTTCTTGCTCCATTCACGTGGATATCCGACCCGCTCGAGGCGGGCCGGTGAAGGTCGTCAGGCGCCGGAGCGCCCGCGATCAGGTGCCAAATCGGACGAACTTGACGGCCTCGAAGTTCACCGCCCCGCCGCCCGTCCGCTTCGTGCTGTAGAAGCGGACGTACGGCTTCGCGGTGTACGGGTCGCGAAGCGTGCGCACGCCGATGCGGTCGACGATGATGTAGGCCTCGCGGAAGTCTCCGAACGCCAACGACAGTGAACCATTGCCCAAGGCGGGCATGAACTGATCGATGCGCGCCGGGTACCCCAGCAGCCGGTCGGGCTGTCCAGCTTGGAGGCTGGGCTCCCACAGATAGCGATCGTCGTTGCTCGATTTCAGCTTGCGAATCTTCGTCCGAACCTCGCGGCGCATCACGAAGGCGGCGTTCTGAAGGTACGCATCCTTGAAGGCCCCTTGCAGGTCCATGAGCACGTCGACCTTGCCGGTGCCGAAATCGCCATTGGTGCCAGTGTTGATGTGCTCGAAGGTGCCCCACGCGCGGGTGTCGTCCGCGGTCGCTGCGGTGGGATACGCGGCCACACCTCGCGGCTTTCCAACGCCGTCTCCGGTCCAGAAAGCGGCGCCCTCCAATCGAGCAAACTTGTCGCCGACCTTGCCGGACAGCCACGCCTCTACATCGGTAGCCGCGTCGTCGATCAGCTTCTGCGTGACCTTCGGCTGGGCATACATCTCGTGCGCCTCGATGCGATACTTGCCAATCTGCGGCGTACCGGTATCGTCGCGAGTCTCGGTTTCTGCCACCCAACCGGCATCTGCTTCGTCGTTGTCGGCAATGCCTTCCAGGGCATCGGTGCTGATCGTCTGAACGGTCGCCAACTGGCGCATTGTCGACTGCTCGTAAATCTTCTTGACCATGCGGCCGACGGTCGGCGCGGGCAGCAAATAGCCGCCATCCGGATCCGATCCGGCGGACATCGCCTTGCGCTGCTCGGGAGTCAGGCGCTCGATGTCACCGTGGCGGATCAAAGCAAAGAACGCGGACTTGTACTCGCCGTACTGATCGACCGAAACCTCCGCGGGGATCGGTCGGCCCTTGCTCTGGAAGTCGGCGCGCAGCATGGAATTCCACGACTTGCACTCGCTTTCCAGTTCTGCCGCGGCGTCCGCGCCGCCGCCTCCGGGGCGGTTCAGCTTGAGCATGATCTTGTCGAACTCGGACTTGATCTCGTCGAGCTTGTCCAGTCGCTCAGTGAGCTTCACCGCCTTTTCTTCGAGGTCCGCCACCGATTTCCCGTCAGCCTTGGCCTTCAGGATCTCGTCGTTGGTCTTCTTGAACTCATCCCAGGCTTTACCTTGATCTTCGATGACCCGCTTGATTTCGATCAGACTGGTTTCGCCCAGCGCCATGGGGGCCAGACCTCCAGCGGCGAGAGTCTCCGGAGAGATGATGGGATGGCCCAGTGCCCAGCACACCGCGGCAATCGCCAGGAAGACGAGTGCCATAACGGCAATTCGCTGTTTGGTGGAAGTGAGTTTCATAGGTAAGTCCTTTGAAATAAAAAAGGCCGCCAAGTTGGCGGCCCATATGGGGTTGACGCTGGAATCAGCGCGGAATGGATGCCTCGCGGCCCTTCACGGCCGCGAACAACTCGGCCAACTCCGGACTGCCAGCGTCCCGCATGGCAATCAGGCTTTTGAAACCCTGGTTAATCACCACCAGGGCATCACTTCGCGACAGCCCAGCGTCCCGCGTGAGCAATCGTTCGAAATCGCGTTCGGTCAACATCTCAGCCTTGACCGACGTGGCGCGGGCCTTTCTGTTCATCGGCCGGGTAACCATCGATATTTCGACCAGGTCAACACGCTTCAGGCGCCGCTTCGGGTCTTCGGGCTTGCTGCGCGGCTCCCACTCCTTGGTGATGTAGCCGATGCTCATGCCGTCGACCGCCGGCCGCGGCGTCATTTTCATGAGGGTGTACATCTCGCGCCCGCGCGGCGTATCCGCGAGTTGGCCGGACACTTTCAACCCGTGCCCGTCTTCGGCCAAATCCGTCCACACGCCAATCGGCGTCATGTCTTCGGCCGACGACATGAAACCGCCGTGCTGGCTCAGCATGGCGGGCCAGTCCTGCGACCCCGACTTCACGTCGGCCAGGAACTTGGAGAACGCGCCCGGTTCGACCACGTCGCCGCCGGCGTCCATGTTGCCAAAGACCGCGCCATACCCGGTAAAGCTCATAGGCGGCGCATCATCGCCGGCAGCGAACTTGAGTTCGCGCAGGTTACACAACAGGCTGTCCATCGTCGTCCTTCTTCGGTGGGGGTTGCGGCGCCGCGTTGGTGATCTGCGGCAGCTTGGCGGCAGCGCCGCCCATGGGATTCATTTCCTCCAGCGCGCGGACCTCATCCTGGGTCATCCAGGCAGGCCCGCCGCCGGCTCCTAGTGCGCGGGCGAAATACTCGGCGCGGTCCTTGTGGGAGCCGCGCATCAAGCCTGCGGCATTGAACTTCAGGAAATACCCAGTCGCGGCTTCCTTGTCAGTGAGGAGCTGAGCCTCTCCCGACTGCTCAATGCGCTCGTACCAGGGGGTCAGACAGTGAACAACGTGCGCTAAGAACATCTGTTCAGCGCTGGCGTAGGTGACGGACTTGTCCGAGTAGCCCACCATGATTGGCATCACGCGAAAGCCTCGGCATAAATCCTCGACCTGAAACTTCCGGGTCTCGATCAGTTGTGCTTCCACGCCGGTCTGCGCGGTGGGGTAGAACTTCGCACTACGATCCAGCAGGCGCGTCCTGGCCACGTTCTGCACGCCGTCGAAATTCTCGTCCAGGAACTTGCGCAGGTCTTTGTACTGCTGCGGGTTAAGCGTTCCTTCCACGGCATAGACGCCAGGGATGTTTCCGCCCTGCCGCTGTATGCGCGCCTGCGAATCCTGCGCGGCGGCGGAAAGCCCAATCGATTCAGCGGCCAACTTCACAACATCCAGGCCGCAGACGCCGTTCCAACTAGGCCCGCGCCAGTGCCAAACAGCCTCCTGCGGGAAGTCCTGCGTCTTGCCGTTCGGCGCGGTAATGGTGTAGACGAGGGAGTAATCCTGCGCCTGTTTCACCGTCCAGCAACTGCGCTCGATTGGGATCAGTTCATGGATTACCCCCCCAATGCCCCGATTTACGAACGCCAACCCATCTCCAGTCAAGCACGCGTGCATCGCCAGCGTCTCGCGCATCTCGAAGCTCGTCATCCACCCGTTGGGCTTGCGATGCAGCAACCGATAGAGAGGGTGATCGGTGGCCGGCACGATGTTCTCACCAACCTGGCGGTACACCTTGAACGGAACCTGAGCGATACCCTCCGAGATGACACGCGCACACGCCAACACTACCGTCTGTTCAAGCGCCGTCTTGTGAGTGACCGACACACCGCTCCGGGTATCGCGCCCGCCCACCAATAGGCGGAACAGGTCGAGCGACCGGCGGATGGAGCCGTCCTCGTTCGCCTTGCGAGCCCATGGCCATAGTTTCATGCGGTTTCCCAGAACGATCTTCCGGCGGCTGCCGGGTTCAGCGCCATTAAGGAGTTGGAGTTAAATAGCGCCATCAGCGGGTCGATCTTGGCTGACCCGCTGACCTGTTTGTTGATGGACATCGCGTTGCCGTTCTGCACTGTCCTGGCATTGGAGACGCACCAAGCCATCAGGCGGGTGTTGCCATGCAGCAACTCACCGCCGGCAACCTTCCGTTCCGTCGTTTTGATAGATCCGTTGAGCTTCCAGCCCTGAGAGACCGCAACAATCTGATCGATCGGAATGGCCGCCCCCTCCTGATCCGTCAAGGAATCCACAATGGCAGAGATTCCCGCAGCGTCCACGCCGACGGCCGGTCCGTCAGCCAGCAAACCTCCATCGCGCACGCGCACGATGATTTCCGTCACGGCTGCCACGTCCTGGCCCGGCTGATCAACAATGGTCAAGTCGCCGTCCTTCTGGAACCCAAGCAGCGCCGGAGCTATGTCTTTGCGGCGTTCGAGAACGATGCGATGAGCCCATGCATGCGACCAGGTCAGCCAGCGGCGCGTCTCGATCTCGCGCCCCGTCAGCGTCAGCCCCAACAGGTCGTCCAAACCGCCGCCATCGACACCGGCCGTAACCACCTCGACCCGCTCCAAGAAGGCGTCCAGTGATCGAATGGTCGTATCACCTGCCTGCTCCCAGAAATCCGCGCCGGCCCACCGGTCGCTGCGCAGTGCCAGTCCAATTTCGACGTTCAGATGCTTGGCGAGAAACGCCCTGACCGACGCCTCGCCCTCGACCTCGGCCTTTTTGAACTCCCGCTCCAGGAACGGCACATCTACTGACGCTCCCAGATTGGGGTTCGTCACATAGAAATTCTTCGGGTCGCGCTCCTGCTTGGCCTTGAGCATGTGCTGCGGGAACTCGTACAGCACCGGCAGCAACTGCGGGTCATCAATAGAGCCATCGCGCACGCCGCGGGCATACTGCAACTTCTCATCGAACACGCCGGCCGGCGGCTCGTCCGACTGGGTGGTCACGTAGATGACGAAGCCCTCGGGACGAGACGCCAGGCCGCCCTGGGCCTCGATCAGCATATTCTTGGCGCCCGGCTTCTTGCCGAACATCCACAGCTCTTCGACCAGCAGGCCGGTCGTCTTCTTGCCCGAGACCGTTTCGCTGTCAGCCGCCACCACCTTCAAAGTCGCGCCCGTTACACGGTGCGTGATGGTTCGAAGATGGTCCTGCACCTGGAAAAGCGTATCGAGCCGATCGTCCGCCTTGACCGCGTCACGCGCCGGCTTGTACGAGTTGTTCGCCACCTCAATGGTGGGCGCGAGCACCAGGAATTCCGCCGATTCTCGGTAGTTCAGTGTTTCGGCGGTAAGCATGGACAGGCCAGCCAAGCCGCTCTTCCAGTTCTTCTTGCTGATCAGCAGGAAGAATTCGCGAATCAGGCGGCGCTCGGCCTCAGGATCGAGTGCCCCGAACACCGAACCGACAAAATCCGTTATCCACGGCCTGGCAATCTGTCCGACTGTCGGGCGGCCGACCACGTCCACAACCCGCAATTCTCTGAAAACGTCCAGGCCTGCTCGGGCTTCCTCCGGAAACAGCGGACTGAATGGGATAAGCGACTCCCCCGCGACAATCCGACGTTCCCAGTCCGGGCACGCCGTCGACCAGATCGGGGGCGCCATTACTTAACCGCCTTCAGGCCGCGCCGGGGAGCAAACGGATTCGGTGTCGCAGCATCTGCGCCGCCCCCCATCGCAGCGGCAGCAGCCTCCTCCCGCCCCGCCTTTTTGCCAGCAGGCGCTTTCTTGGCATGTACATATGTTGCCCAGGCCTTCGCGGCGTCCAGCCGCTCCTTAGGTTCCGCGGAAGGGTCATTGACCACATGCTTGATGTAGTCAAGCGGATCATCAAACAGGTTCGGTTCGGATGCCGGCGACTGAGGCGGCGGTGGCGCGACCGGCGGCTGTATGCCGAACGCCCACCCCTCCGGCGCGTCGGGAGTCTTCCGACCATCCGGGGCAGTAAAGCCCCGCGCGGCCGGTGACGGTAGCGCCTCGGCCATCGCCTTAACAACGTCCGGATCTTTAACAAGCCGAGATCCGGCAGCCGAGGCCGTCGCAGCGCTGTAACCTGCCGCGATTGCCGCGTCTTTATTGGATAAGCCGCGCCCCTTGGCTTCAACAAATGCCCGTTTCCTGGGTGTTAAAGCCATTAACAAATGCCTGGAACAGAAAAAAATCTATGCGTGGGAGAAGCTGCGGTCTAGAGCGCAGGCGGCCCTCGACTTTTCACCCCCCCTACCCTCTACGTCGACCGACCCGACCACACCAGAGATGGCCTCGTGGCGGGCCTGAGGGCCGGCAGGCGACATGATCGCGGTGGACCTAGGGGTGGCGGCTGCTGCCCAAGCGATCCCCTCTACGGCCCGGCCTTGGGTGGCGGCGGGGCCTTCGTATCTGACCATCGAATGCCATGCGGACCGGGAGACCAATGGATTCCCAGCCACATCACCCCAAGCACCGCAACCAGAACCAAAGTCTCACTCATCCTGCCGTTCCTCGCGCTGCTTGGCGCCGCTGTGGTGGGTGCTGCACAGCGTCTGCCAGTTCGATCGATCCCAAAAGAGCGCTTTGTCTCCGCGGTGCGGGATCTTGTGGTCCACCACGTTGCCGCAGGGCACTGGAACACCACGCTCTGCACACTCGATCACAACCCCAGCCGGATCGGACGCCTGGATGCCTGCATCGCGCAGGCAATACACACAGTGGGGATGCAGCCGCAGGTGCTCGGCTCGCGCCTTCTGCCAGCGATAGTCATAGCCACGCTGGGTGCTGCTCTGGCTGCTGGTTCTCCATGAGCCAGACGGCAGGCTAGCCAGTCGCGGGCTCAGCGTTCCGAGACTCGATCTCAATGCCTTGAGCTTCGCCATTCCTGCGCCGAAAATGAAAAGCCCCGGCGCGTTTCCACGTCGGGGCTGGGCTGAACTATCGCGCCCTATTTCCTATGGGCGCAAGTTCCCGGGCGTATTGTGGCAGTTTGCGTAGCAGTTTTCATCAACTCCGTGTAGCAGACTGCTACACCAGACGTAGTAGCACGACGTGGCGCTGACGCCGACGCGCTCAACCTGCCCCGAATTGACTAGTGCGCCCAACACCCGAAGCACCGCCATCCTGGCCGCCTGCCGTTCGCTAGGTGCCAACGTTCGTCCCTTCGACACATGCCGCACGAGATCACCCATGCGGAATTCACGGCCAGGATATGCGGCCAGCAGCTCAATCACTTGAGGTGCGTACTTCACAGATGAAACCTCCGCTTTACTGAATCCAGAAACATGCCCAAATAGATCTGGTACTGCTGGTCTGTCAACGTCGCGCCCGTGACAGCCGAGATCCAGCGGCGCGCCGCGACCCGGCGTTGGCCGGTGTCCATATCCCAGAATCTCACGTTGCGTTGTGGGTACTCGGCGATGATGATCATCCGCTCCGGATGCGGGAGCGCTTTGTGCAGCACCTCCACGCCCTGCGCGTGCTCCTCTACGATGCCCCGGGTATCGATTTCCTCGGCGTAGTACCGCAGCATGTTGCCCGGCGTCTCGCCTTGCCAGCACCAGCGCGCCCAGGACCACATGATGTCCTCGACGGTCAGCCGCCGTTCTTGCATTGAGCCCTCCGCAACGTTTCCTTCGTACCGAAGATCGATCGAATCGGGGGCTGTGCCGCGCTGGCCCGCTCTTGGGCAATGCGCATTGCTGGCGAGGTCACCATTTCGGGGCGTTTCCAGTTCTTGACGGACGGCTCCGGTAGCGCATTCGGAGTGATGATGGATTGAGATTTCATTTCACCTCTCTCGCCGCAGCGATTGCTACGGGCATCGCCCGTCCGTTCACGATGCGATAAGTTGTTTTCGCGAAAACGTGAACGCGAACCAGATCAAACTCCTCGCCTTCTACTCGGTCCCCGCAATCCACGTATCCCTGGGCGGCTTCGTCCGGTGACGTGTAGTGGGCATTCCAGTCGTCGTCGGACACGAACACCTCCACGGACACGCTCATCGCCTGCCCTCCCGCTCGCCTTGCTCCTCCTCCAACTCACCTTTCAGGAGCAATGCATAGACGCCACTCCCCAGGAGCAGAAACAGCGCGGCCGGCCAGTTCCCGTCGACCACCAGCAGCAGAGCTCCGAATATGGCCACACCCAGCAGCATGGCGAGATAGTGAGAATCCCTCATTGGATGAACCTCCCTTCCAGATAGGAAATGATCGTTTCGCGAGCTGCGTCCCAGCCCTTGCAAACCGCCGTGGCGTAACCCTGGGCGGCCAGGAATGCCAGCCAGTCGCGTTGCTCCGGTGACGTGCGGCCGGTCATGGACTTCATCTCGATCCACAGGCCATGGAATGTTTCACGGGGAACGGGCAAACACAGATCCGGCACTCCAGGCCGGACGCCCTGCCCTACCAGCTTTGCAGCGACGATCTTGTTGCGGTGTCCGCCGTTCGGGATATGAAAGAGCCGGGCCAGTTCCGGGTATGTGGGCTGCGCCAGACGCGCCCAGCGAATCAAATGGGCCTGCTCGGCGTCCTCTGGAACCACATAGACGGCGTGAGCCGCGGTACGGCGCCGGGCAGGAATGACGCGCTTCATGCCTGCACCTCTTCAGCAACGCCCAGCGCCCGGCGCGCCATGCGCAGCGCCGCAATGCACGGCCTATCTCTGCCGGCAGCCTCCCGGTCCAGGATCCGCTGCGCCCAACCCGTGTCACAGCCAGAGCCGGCCGAATGCAGAATGCCGCCCGCGCCCAGTTGCTTGAGCCGACGGCGCGCTTCATCGTCCGAGGTCACCGCAGCGCCAGGCGCCGGCAGCGCGACAGCAGGCATCGGGATATCGGCCCACCTGCCCTTGCTGAGCCAGTCGCGCAGCGCGTTCTCCCAGCGGCCCCTCATGACCGCATAGCCGTTGGCGAGCAAATCGTGCGAGGAGACCCGCACCGCCGCCCAGTAGATGGCCGGGTGGGACCATTCGCCCAGCTCGCCACGCTGCCGGGCCTGCATGCCGGCCACGGCCTCATGGAACGCCGCCTCGGCGTCGATGGGCGGGCGGCACAGGCCCAGGAACTCCGGCAGCGTCGGAGGATAGGGGCGAGTGCTGAGTGCCACCAGGCCACGGCGCACCTCGCCGGCCGTATAACCAGCGAGGCGGCGCGCCCAGTGATCGATCTGGTCATCCGCTTTCACGTGCGCCCACTGCCTGGCGAACTTCTCGCCGTACTCATTGCGCATGTGCGCGATAAGACTAGCGGCGGCAGCGCGAGCGGTGGGCGACGCCTCCGGCAACTCGATGAGGTCAGACATCGATCACCTCGCCTGTGGCGGCGGCAGCGCGGCCGGTTCCGGCCTGAGCGCGAGCCAGCGCATCGTCCATGTCGTGGTTCCAGGCCTCCGACTGATGCCCGCCCCCCTTGGATGCGGCGGGTGCGGCACGGCCTGTGGCCCACTGCGTCCGGTATGCCTCGGCTCGATTCAGCAGTTGGCCGAGGTCGTGCATGGCGTTGACGACGAACGGCTCTTTGACCGTCAGGAACCACGCGGCAACCTGCGGCGCTTCGCTGGCACCAAGGCGCTTGACCAGTTGCGCCACGCCGGCGTTCGTCTTGGCGTTTCGTACCGGCGCGATGTCGTAGCGGTCCTCGTAGGCTGCGGCGTAGCTTCCCCAGGTCGCACGGCAGGCCTCCTTGAACGCCTCCACCGACTCATCCGGCGGGCGCTTGCCGGCCCGGGGCGGCTTGCCCGGCCCGGAAGGGAGTGGCGGTTCCTTTGACGGTTCCCTTTTAGGTTCCTTTACGGTTCTGGGTGCAGCATCTGCGGGGGTGGGGTGCACCTGCTGCGGGGGTGGGGGTGCAGCATCTGCGGGGGTGGGTGCATTTGCTGCGGGGGTGCGGGATTTGCGGGGGTGCATTTCCTGCGGGGGTGCATACGCTGCGGGGGTCACCTGATAAACGGTCGATCGCCCGTCACGTTGCCGGACGCCAAGCGCCTGGGCCTGCACCAGCCATTTGATGGCCACCTGCACGGCACGCTCCGACAGACACGTGCGCATGACGATGGTGGCCACCGACGGCCAGCAGACGCCTTCATCGTTCGCGTTGTCCGCGAGGGACACCAGCACAGCTTTCTGCGCCGGGGTCATACCCTGCAACGGCCAGACGGCCGACATGACTACTGTGCTCATGCGGGCACGTCCTCCGGCGCGGGCGTGGCAGGTACCAGACCCTTTGCCACCAACCGCGCATACGAAATTTCCATTGCCCGGGTAAACCGGGCCTCCACGTACTCCAGGGTCATGCCGGCCGGCCTGGGGATCTGCCGGTCGTAGACGCCGTGGCACCACCAGCAGGCGTAGGCGCCCGCGCGGTCGTTTGCCTTCAGACCGGCACCCTTTCCATCCTTTCCACGATTGCTGTGCGCCCAGACGGTCGTTTCCGTGCCCCAGCAGGCACCGGGGCGCAACACCACAGTGCAGGATTCGCCCCGGGCGGACTGGCGGATGAGCGTTGGGCGTGGCCGGCTGGCTTTGAGTGGGCCAGAGCGCTTCATCGGCTTGCCGTTGGCGCGCAGTGGCGTCTTGCGGCGCAAGGGTGTGGTGCGTTTCATGCCTACCCCGCGTCCTTCAGCAGCGCCTTGAGCTGCCGGAACTTCTCCAGTTCCGCTGCGGTGGCCTGGCTGACCTCACCCGTTGATAGCGCCGCTGCGTCGATTTCATCGGCCAGAGCACGCAGCTTCGCGGAGATGCCGGTCCAGATATCAATGGGGTCCTGGCGACGCTGCTGCCGGAACAGCGGCTCGGGGCACAGGGCAGGCACGGGTGTATCGGACATATCAGGCATGCTTGTTTGATCCTTCTCTTTGATTTCGACGCGGCGAAATGACCCAGGAACCGGCTCGCGGACAAGGCCGGCCTCGGCGAGCCTCCCCAGACATCCCCGGAGCGTCCGGATGTCCAGGCCGGCGCCCGATTGCTTCTTCAGGGCGGCCGCAATCTCGCCCACTGTGAACGTGGAGCGGATCGGCACCGCGGCATAGACCTTCTGTGCAACGGCAGTCTGCCCAGCCAATAGGGAGTCTCGGCGGATGGGTGTCATGCGGCCACCTTCAGCTTCGCCAGCACGGCGGCGCGTACATCCTCGCCGGCCACGTGGGCGATGTGCGCCAGATGGGCTTCTTGCTGCCGGCGAGCGGTTTTCTTGTCGCGGCTCGAACTGGCCGACAGCACCAGGCGGACGCCGCAGTCAACGCACGTCAGGTCGTAGGTGCTGGGGGTGCATTTCGTGCAGGTCATGCAGTCGCCCACTTCGGAATTTCGAGGAATCGCGCCTGATCAATCTCGCTCCGAATCGGCATGACGATGCCGATGAAATCGCCAATCCGTGCGGTATCAGCACGCACCACCGCGCCTTTTACTGGCCCGTCGGCCATGACGATGACGTTGGTCTGCTTGCTGTTCGTGAACGCCTTGGCGGCTTCATGGATCAGGTGGACATACTGCTGATTGAACACGCCCGGCTCGCCTGACATGCTGCTGGGAATCACTCGGCGCCAATCCGGATATTTGCCATCAACCTGGGAGAACGTGGCCGACAGACCACAACCCCATCCGGGCAACTCGCATGACCATTTATTTCCGCCGACCCGTTGCAGTCTATGGGCGTGGTCCCAGCGCCCAGCTACCACCGGCTTGGACAGCGCCGCAACGATCTTGGCCGGCAGAATCAGCGATGTCGGCTCGCTGACCTCGTTCTTGGCCTGATCTCGCACCGCAACCATAAAATGGCCGTTCGTGGCGACCGCGATGGTCTGGTCCGCCGTGGCTTCGATATAGACGCCTTGCAGGTACCAGCGGATGTCACTCTTTGCTGCCGCGTACGCCGCAGCCTTCAAGAGCTTGGGCGTGGCGTGGATCACCGCCTTCTCTGCGCTCATTGCCCCTCCCGCTCGCCGCCCAGGGCGTCCACCACGTCCGCCAGTAGCTTGCCCAGCTCGCCGGCCATCAACACGAAATCGGATTCGAAGCGCTCGGCGTCAGACTGCGCCCGCGCATCGGCGTTTTCCTTCAGCACGTCCAGCGGCGCGATGCGCTTGACCGCCAGCGACTCGGTCAGGACGAACGAGATGCGGTCGGCCCAGGTCATGGCGAGACGAGTGGCCTGTTTGCCGGTCCCGATATGCCGCTGGGCATCCTCAGGCACCACAGACTCCCGGACGTAGCGCACCGTGGCCCGGCCCTCGCCGGTGGAGCGCAGTTCGGTGTCCTGGTCGATCGTGAAGTTGGCGGGGGCTTCGCCGCCGGCCAGCCATTCGGTCATGGCGGCCGCGGGCGAGGTCTGCACGTGCAGGTTGGCCAGCGGGAACTTGTCGATGGCCCGGTTCAGGAGCTGCAGCAGTTCGTCGCAGCGCGACCCCGAGGGCGTATCGATGCACAGCCACCCATTGCGGGTGTCGATCCAGGCACGCGTGTCGCGCTGGACGCCGAGCGCCCGGTGCAGCAGCGCTTCGGTCACTACCTCCTTGATCTCCTTCATCTGCTTGCGGCCCGGCTTGAAGCCCTGCTCCAGCTCGATTTCCCGCGCCTTGGCTTTCGCGGCCTGGTTGATCGCGGCGGCCGGCAGCAACTTCTTCTCGGTGCGCAACGCAATCAGGATCTGGCCGGCTACTCCGTAGGTCAGCGCGCCACCCTCCACCGGCGGCACCCAGCCCTGCACCTGCCTTTCCAGGCTGGAGCCGGCGGCAAACGCCTGGGGTTGCAGCAGCTCGGCGAGATGTTCCGCCGTCATGTCCCAGGGCGCGGGCAGGCGGTACACCTGCAAATTCTTGAACCAGGCCATTACGCGCCCTCCTGCTGCTCGGCGGCCGACGTGGCCTGCGGTTCGTCGTCCAGGCCCAGGACCCAGCGCAACGCGTCGGCGTACAAGCCGTTGGCAACGGCCAAGCGGGCCTCGATCTCGCGGCGGCCACGCGTACGCGGCTTGTTGGATGCCAGCACCTCGCGCTGACGGCGGGCCCGCTCATGGGGTTTGACGCCCTCCCCGGCTTTCACCAGTTCGCGCACTTTCTCCCGCTGCTCGTCTGGGTTGAGCTTGGAGAGCTGCCGGGCCTGGGTGACAGTGATCTCCCCAGCGTCTACCGCCTCGCGCACGGCGGCGGGGCTTTCCAGCAGGGACAGCGTGGCGCGAACCGTTTCCACTCCGCAGTTGTAGATGACCGCGATCTGGTCATCCCCGTAGCCCATGGCACGGTGCCGCCGCATCTTCTCCGCACGGCCGATGGGGCTGTCCGCCCTGCGTGCTTCGTTCTCGCTGGCAATTGCATCGAGCGCGCTCTGACGCTTGCCCTGATACACAACGGCGGGCACCAATAACGGCGCCTCGCCGCGGGCACGCCGCCATTCATTCGCAAGCCGAGCAGCCTTCACCCGCTGCCGGCCGAACACAACCTCAGCCGCGCCCGTCTCCGGATTTTTTGCGATGGCGATCGGTTCCAGGACGCCCTGATAGTCAATGTTCCGTGCCAGGGCTTCGTCCACGGGCAGATTGACGCGGTCGTCGTAGAGTGGCGACATTTCATCCGTCACCAACACCAAACGCTCCGGGTCGAACGTCAGCAGATTGGTCTGCCCGTCGGAGCCGTACACGTCTTTGGACTTCTTTGCCATTCGTAGCTCCTCAAATATCTAGGGGGCCGATCTGAATGCGGCCGTCGGGTTTCTGGTAGGGGTTGGGGCACGGCGCCGGGCTTGCGGGAATCAAGTGCTCGCGCTGCGGCAGGACAAGAACAGCCGGGGTGATTGCCCGCAGGAAGCCGCCACCAGCGAAAAGCTGTGAGGCAGTACGGCGCGCGGGTGGAACACGCTTCATCAGGACATCCCCCCGCAGTCGCCCAACCCTTCCCTCGCGCACCAACACTTGACCCCCGTACCGGCTAGTTCGGTCATGGCGTCCAGGTAGCGGCGGGACACGACGCGCATAGAAAGCACGTCGATGGCTGCATCGATCTTGTCGATCGTCAGGCCCATCTGCCCCGACAGAAACCTGCTCACCTGGCTGTCATCCCAGCCCAGGGCCTCTCGGATCTCGTTCCGGATGTTCGGATCGGTCAGGGCTTGCCGAAACGTGCGCTCCATAGATGGGCGCTGCGGGCGGATCTGAACCGGGGATACAACCGCGTTCATGGCTGCTCAACCTCTATCAACGAATCACAAAAATGACTGAATGCGCCTGCACGTGACCGTGGGCACACTGGCGGCATGAAAACGAAAACGACCCGGTACGCAGTTCCCACGATGCGGGTTTCCCGAACGGACCGCGAGGACGCGACGGGCCACAATCCCCTTTTCATGGAGAAATCGAATGACCCTTGTGGAATGGATCGAACAGGCGCGCGAGCTGAATACGGACGAGGCGGAGATCGATGCCGCGATCGCCGCAAACCAACGGCTGAAAGTTGCGCTGATCGTGGCGCGCGAGAACTTGCCAGACGCCTCCGAAGAGGCAGTGCTTGCCGTGTTCGCAGAGATCTGCGTCGGTACGGCGCCGGCAGAGCCGCTGGCACCGCAACCGCGCCCGACGCTGCACTGATGGGAGGCCGGCTCCAGCCGCATAGAATGGGAGGTACCACCCAACCCATCCATCCGAAAGGAATCGACCATGGACAAACCCAGCGCCGATACAACAAACGACGCGTACGCCGTTCTGAAGATACTTCTCGAAACCCAGCCGAACTTGCTGCGCTCGATACACGCCTCCGAGGAAGCGGCTGCCACACTGGCCAAGTTCGCCTGGTCGTTCATTCGGACCTTCCGCGCGGAAGCCGAGAAGCAAACGGATTAGTCTCGGCCCCGGACGCCTGTTTCTTCCCATTCTGGAGCTGCCTCCCGGCGCCCCAGGCTGATGAATTCTCGAAGGCGGCTCGACCTTGCGGGGATGACGTCACAAGGTCGAACAGGTCGCATCCCGCAGCGAGGAAAGCACGCTGCTCCGGCGTCCGCTGCTGGCGGCCGCGCGGCATGGGGCCAGCCACGTCCGCCATGCAAACGCGATCACGGAACTTCATGTGCGAGCCGCCCTTCTCCATCCAGTGTCCGGCCAGCACCAGCAGCCCGCGAAGCAAAGCGGCCTCGTCGCCACTGGCGATCAGCGGCGCCAGAGCCGAACCAATCCATGTGGGAAACGAGGCATCACGCATGGGTGGACTCCTTTGTCGGAGGGGTGGCGAGTTCAGGCCAGATTTCCGACCAGTCGTCAGGGCGAAGTTCTTGACGCGTGACGGCGCCCTTGGTCAGACGCTCAATGGCCACGCAGCGTCGCTCAGGGATGGGGCGCCCGCCATTGGCCCACTGCGAAACCGCCTGCGGCGTGACGCCACAAGCCTTAGCAAGAGCGGAATTCCCCCCAAGGAGATCGGCGGCCCTCTGTGCAGCAGCATTGGCAGACACTGTCATTCCTAAAGCAGATGATGCGCCAAATATAAACCAATGCTTTATTTTTAACAACCATTGCTTTAGGCAGGGATGTTCATGGAAGAATCAAGCAATGCTTGATAAAGAAAGCGAACGCGCGCGCCTGTTGTCCTCGCCTCCGTCAACGCTTGCCGAGAAAGTCGCGGCAACGATCGGGAGGAATAAGCTTTTGTCAGCGAAAGAGGTGGCAGAGGCAATCAACAGGACCGAACAAGCAATCTCGGGCTGGAAGAAGGATGGGCGCGTCGACAAATCGCACCTGAAGACGCTTGCCCGGCTCTCGGGCCTGCCGTTGCAATGGTGGCTGCCTGGCGAAGACGCGGAAGAATCTTCGCGTATGGCGCCTTGGCCATTTGAGTCACTGTCGGAGGAGCAGGCCGCCAATCTTTCTAGTTCAGACCGAGCCAAGATCGACGGCGCCATTGCGCTCGCCCTGGCGCAACTAAAGCTGAAAATGGCCGTCGCCCCCGCAGCAGTTGCTCCAGCGAAGGTCGTCCGAGCGCTGGTGGCGACCGAAGATAGCGCCGCTGCCAATGATCCCGACTACGTTGCCCTCCCCCTGAAACGGGTGAAGATCCGTGCCGGCGTGGCAGGGTTCAGCCTAGACCAAACCGGTGATGGCACTGCCGGAGCCGTCTACGTTTCCCGCGCCTGGCTGGCCAAACGCGGCATCAACCCCGAAGTGGCGTTCGCTTCCCATGTCGGCGGCATGTCGATGTGGCCACGCGTTCAGGAGGGCGATGTGGTCGTGGTCAACCCGGCCGACACCGAGCGCCGCAACGGCATTGTTTACGCGTTCAACCACGATGGCGAATTCACGCTCAAACGGCTGAAGCGCCAGCACAACCGCTGGTACCTCACCTCGGACAACCCAGACAAGACGCAGTTTCCGCCCATCCATGCTGATGAGGGGACGTTCATGATTGGGAGAGCGGTATTGTTGCAGGCAGAAGAGATTTGATTGGGCAACGGCGGACTGAACGCCACGGGTGACAAGAACCGGCGCCATCAGCAAATAACCCCCAGAGACAATGGTTTCGATCGCAAAACAACAGGTGGTGCAAGTAACACTGCCAAGAAGGTCATCGCGGGCGCAGTTCTTCGAACTTCTGTCGGTCGTTCTAGACCCCGACATGAACGTCAATTGCCGCCGAATTCACTTCGATTTCTCGCTGGTCGCCGACTGGGGCATTGGGGCGATAGCGACCATGAGCAATCTGATCGAGATCCTCAGAAAGGCTGACGTAAAGATTTCCTACGGCGGCTTCCAGACATGCCCTGCTGGAGCATTCCTGGAGCAGACGGGTTTTTATCAAAGATACCTGGATAACGACGAGGCCTTTCGCCGAGGGGCGACCAGGCACATGCTACCTCTGGAGTTGGTCGACTACGAGCGCAGCCATGCTTACATCGAAAACAGACTTAAGCCATGGCTCGAATCTGCGCTGGACTGGGAAGAGGGCCAAGGGGCGAGCATCGAGGTCTGCATGAAGGAAATCTTCAACAATATCGTCGACCACTCCATGGTTGACGTTGGATGCGCGATCGCCTGCGCCGACCCGAAACGCCGCCTCATTGACATCTGCGCCACGGACTTGGGCGTAGGAATCCCCGCAAACGTAAAAAAGAAGATAGGAGACGTTGGCGACGGGCGAGCGATAGAAATGGCATGCGCACAAGGCTTTACCACGAGATCCGTACCCGGCAACAGAGGTGAAGGGTTACACACACTATTACGCAACGTGGTTGATCTTAACCGCGGCGAAGTGCTATTGTTTTCAGGCCGTGGCTATGTTATTAAGAGCCGCCTGAAAGGGAACGAAACCTTGTCTGTAGGTACAAACAAGATAGGGTACCCTGGTACGCTCATTAGCATCACACTCGATCCGAAGTCCGTTGCCCGGCCACAAGTTGAAGAGGCCTTCGAATGGTAATCACTGCACTCCAGCACGTCAGGCAATGCTATAGCTACGCTGACGGAAAAGCCCTTTATGATGTTTTTGCACCGCGCCTTCTGGCGGGTGACGACGTCACGATCTCGTTTGATGGCGTAAGCTCCCTGCCATCATCTTTTGTGAACGCCGCTCTCGTCCCATTGCTTGAGCACGTGTCCCTAGACTTCATAAAGAAGCACCTTCGCTTTGCGAACACGAATTCGCAAATGAATGACATGATCCGATCCCGCCTGGCTGTAGAGGCGGGGCGGATGGGTGCTCACGCCTGATAGTCGGTCGCCCGCCCCTCCCGAGCCCAGCCTTCGAGCTGGGCTTTTTGTTGTCTGGAGCCTCCCCTGCCCTCGCGCGCGTGCGCGGGGTGTTGCGTCTGTGCAGACGTCTGCACACCGTCGGCCCGCATCGTCACCTGCTACGCTGGGCTCCTGTGGTGCTCAGGGGTTGGCTCTGCATATTTCCGTAGAAGAAACCCACTGCTGCTGTAAAAGGTATCCGGGGGTGATCAGGACCCACCCGTCGCGCTGCCCGAACGCCGCCAGCGTCTCTCCAGCTGGAATGGTTCCAATCCCCTTTGCCTGACCTGGGTCCGCACCCGCCCTAACCTGCGCGCCTGGCATAACAGCTTTGTAAGCAGTCCCGCCTTCCGAGATATAGCGCGCTACGCGTTCACCAGCAAAGATAGACCTGTCTACAGGCGCTTCACTGCGGACATCGGCCGACGGCCCGCATGGCGCCACTCCATCAAGCGAAACCGGCTGGCCCCGTCCCGACTCCGACGCTGCGCCCCAGGGCGATGTTGTGGCAGACGGCTGCCACCCCTTTGATTTCATGCAAGCGAGCAATACCTCGTTCCTTCGCATGGCCTCCGCGACGCCCTGCCCCACCGCCGTACGCATCGTTGAGTCGTAAACCCCCGAGTACTTCACCGCGTCGTACTCGCACGCAGCGCGGTCCGAGTCGAAATCCGATTGGTTCGCCCCAGGCTTGACCAGGACGGTCTTCGCACAACCGCCAACCGCGACCAACAAAGCTAGCCCTACGACGAGTCTCTTCATGCCTGGCCTTCGTTTTATGTAACAGGATCATAGACGATGCGCCTCAACCATTTAATAAACCAATGCTTGATATTTATTTAAAGCAATGGTTTAATTCTTCCATCCCCACACACAGCGAGCGCAAGCAAGCAGAACGGGGACCGTTCTTTGATAACTTGGGGATTCAGGAGAGGGGGCGCGGCTTTAGGGCTGGCGCGGGCCGATGTGCTGGCCCGCGCCTATCCTAGGTCACGACGATCAGGATGATGGCGGCCCACACCGCGAGGATGCGGGCTACATCGATCTTCACGTCCACCTTCACAGTAACTTTCAGCATGGTTTGCACTTAGCGGAAAGCCTGTGGCCACAGGCGTTTAGCCTGGTCGTACTTGTATAGCGCCCCTGCTCGGCGCTTGCGAGGTTCACGCCTAGGATTGCCCCTCGCTCAACTGCCAGCGTCCCGCATGGCAGTAGTCGGCTATTCCAGTTGATTGCTCTGAACGGATTATCCGGCTAGGCATCGCCTTCCGGGTCCGCAGTCAGCTTGATCAACTGGCTTCACCTTTAGCGGCTTGTGAGTTCCGCAACCGAGGTTCACGGCCTCAGCGCGGAAAGCATAGCACTGCCGTTTGCCCCCTCCCCTGAATCCCTTGGTTGTCGGAGATCTCCCTACACACCAGGAGGATGGGAATGGAAGCCGCAACCAGGGCCCGCAAGCTTTACCAGATCCGAACCTTTGCATCTGCGACCGCCTATAGCAGGCCCGCTGGCCGGAAGTTGCGTGAAAGAGGTCAGGCGCTCCGCCTTGTGCGAACTCTCAAGATGCGTGGCATCGACGCCATCGCCGTGCCTGTGTCTGTCCTCATCAGCAAGGCCGCCTGAGGCCCGCCATGCTGACCACGGTAATCCCCAATGGCGTTGCGGCCGTACGGCCCGTCCTGGTCGAACGCACGTGCCCGCGCTGCCATGTGCGCGGCCACCACCAGGGCAACGACAGCCAGGTCAAGCACCAGTTGAGGTGCGTGAGCTGCGGACATGTGTGGCGCGGCCGCATTCGTTGGGACGAGGTTCTTTGATGGCTCTATCAAGCCCGGCCGTTCCTCGGCTGCGTGTTGGCGACGCAGCACAAATCGATTTGGCCCGTTGCGAGGAACACCCTGCCGTATGGGAGCGGGGAGCGGCCGGCCTTGATGGAGTCAGTACCGCGGCGCCCGGTCGGCGTCATTCATTGCAGGAGGCGACCGTCATGACGTACGGAGCCGTTACGCCCATGCAGCCACGCCGTCGCGGCTCGGGGCATGACCCGATTCAGGAATTGCCGACAGGGACCACGTGCCGGGACTGCGCTCATTTCGCGCACTGCCGCCGGTTCGCCCGCTGCCTGCCCGATGACGAGGTTTGCCGCTACGACCCACCGAGGTTCATGCGCGCATTCCGCCTGGACGAGGAGCCGCAATGACGTACCTGAGACAGCGGCACCGCCGGGGCTACATGAACCCGCGACGTGAGGGCCAGATCTACCGCCGGGAGTCCGCCTGGGCGTGGACGGAGCGGATGGTCCAGCGCGACGGCGTCGAGCGGTCCGAGGCGTTCAAGCAGGGAATGATGGTCGCCCATGCCAACAAATATCTGGCCGATCCCCTCGGGCGGTACGGGCGCCCCGCGACCAACTCCCCCGAGTTCGAGCAGTTCCAGGCGGGCTACACGCGCGCCGAGGAACTGCTGTCGCAGCACACCTAGGAGCCAGCATGCACATGCAGACCATCCCCGCTCGGCGGCGCACAGTGCGCCTGCCCTCTTCCACAGTTCCACGCGCCGACTACGAAAGCGCATGCGCGGCCCGCGACATCGCCAGGGGGCTATACGAGCGCCAGACCCTGGCGCTGCATCAGCGCTCCGTGGAGCTGATGAACGCGAACGATGAGATCCACCGCCTGCGGCTCCAGATGGCCGCCCATGGCATCGACCCGGACGCGCAGCCATGACGCTCTTCGTCCTTGCCGTTGGCCTGTTGGTCGGCGCTGGTCTCGGCATCATTGGCACCGCCATGTGGTTCTTCCTGCGCTGGCCGCAGTTGGAGGAGAGCAACGATGAGTAGCTTCTGCGTGTTCGGCATGACTGCGCTGGTCGCCCGCGCCATCGCCGAAGAGGAAATCGGTTGGACTGTGCCCGGCGAGAACTTCTCCCGGCCGCGCCAGATCTCCCGCGAAGAGCGGGCGGCCCTGGTGGATAAACGAGCTGCGGAGCTTTTCGAGAAACGCGCCGTGCGCCAGATCTCGCCCGCGTTCGACGCGCCCCAGTTTGCCCACGAATGGCTCGACATCGCCCGTAGGTCTACCCGCGTCAGGGGGGGGTGCGTCATGGTTCGCGGACCGAAGATCAACGCCAAGGGCGCTCCCGTCATCAGCAAAATCACTGGGCTGCCGGTCACCACCTGGCTGCCCTACCCCACGGAGGCACGCCATGCGTGACGAAATCCCTGTGACGCCAGAGGAAGAGGCGGCTTGGCGCGAAATGGAGCAGCGCCAGGCCCAGCAGGCCACACAGCACCAGGCCAGCGGCCCGGCTGGCGCCCCCGATCGCATCTTCCTGGTGATCGGCGAGGACGTCACCCCGGATACCCCATTTAGCCAGTTGGCGGAGGTGACGTGGTGCCCAGACCGGGTGAACGACACCGACATCGAATACGTGCGCGCCCAGCCTGCCGCAGCAACGCCCGACGAAATCGAGGGCCTGCGCGCCCACGTCGCGCTGCTGAAAACCGCCCTGGCCCAGGCCGAGCGGGAGAACGATGAGTTGCGCGCCCAGCCTGCCGCTGCAACGGTTACAACGGACGCCCAGGCTATCCGCGATGCAGCGCTGGAGGAAGCGGCGGCAGCAGTTGAGCAACACGACCGCACCGGTCGCTCCTGGGTGCCCGACAGCTTGTGGGGAAACATCACTCGCGAGGCTGCTGGCCGCATCCGCGCTCTCAAGGGGAACAGCCATGGCGAATGACGTGACCCGCGAAGCGCTGAGGTCTGCGATACGCGAGCTTCTGGATGTGACTACCAGCCATTTCCATATGCCCGCAAGGATGGCTGCGGCTACGAAGCAAGCCCGCGCCGCCCTGGCAACCCCTGCCGCGCCGGATCACATCGACAACGTTGCGGTGAACCACTTCGCTGCCGCGATGAAGGAAAAGCTCGCGCAGGCCCGCACGAAGGGGCGTAGCGGCTGGCACGAATGCCACCCGGCAGACCTGTCCAGGATGCTGCGCGAGCACGTGGAGAAGGGCGACCCGCGCGACGTAGCGAATTTTTGCATGTTCTTGTGGAGCCTCGGCAAGCCGATCAGCGCCGCCCCTGCCGTACAGGCAGCGCCGCAGCCTCCGGGCGAAGCGCTGGCCGAGGAAAATAGCCGGCTCCGCACGGCGCTTCAGTTCTACGCGGATGGCGATCACTTCATCCGACACGATTCGACGGCATGGGACACCGTGAGCGGCGAACCGCCCAACCTCTACGAAGACGAGGCGAATACAGCCACCGTCGAAGATGGCACGTTCGCCCGGATCGCCCTGGGTATTCCGGCCATGCCGCAGGCAACTGTTAAGGGATCCTTACAGGTTGCCGCTCCGCAGGCCGGAGAGGATGCGCGCGAAGCGAAACAGCGGGTTCTCGACGCGGCGCAGTGGTGGGCCGATCAGCGCGATCTCGGCCCCCGCCCCGCCAAAGAGGCGTGGACGGCGCTCGCAATGCGCATCGACGCTGAACTCGCCATGCTCACCGAAGGCGGCGCCCCGCAGCCAGCAGCCCAGGCTGCGCCGATCGTGCCGCTTATCGCCCGCGCTCTGGCCGAATGGCACGAGGACGACGGCCAGGTCTTGTGGTGGGCCTGGTGTGGCCACGAATGGGCAGGAGAGGCGCCCTGGTGCGGCACGCCGCTCGACAGCGATTGGCCCGGCTACCACACGCACTGGACGGCCATCCCCGCGATGCCGGCATCCCTCACCACCCAAGGAGCCGACCGTGATTGAACTGCGCCCGATTACACGCGAGGTGGCAGACGACTACATCCGCGAGCACCACCGCCACCACGGCGTGCCGGTCGGCGCGCTATGGCGCCAGGCGGTGCATGACGACGCCGGACGCCTCGTCGGCGTGGCGGTGTCTGGCCGCCCCGTAGCGCGCGCCCTCGATGACGGCCTGACCGTCGAAGTCACTCGCCTGTGCACGGACGGCACGCCGAACGCCTGCTCCATGCTCTACGCCGCCGCTCGGCGCGTGGCGCAGGACAAGGGCTATCGACGTGGCCTGACCTATATTCTCGCCTCTGAAGACGGCGGGAGTCTGCGCGCCGCTGGCTGGCGGCACTTGTGGCACGTCAAAGGTCGAAGCTGGAATTGCCCGAGCCGCCCCCGCACTGACAAACACCCGACCGAAGACAAGCAGGCGTGGGGCTGGGGTTCCTGGCCTGCGCAACTCACCACCCAAGGAGCGAGCCATGACGCTTGACAAAGAAACGTGGATAGATCGTTGCGCGCAGCGGTACATCGATCGCGCCAACATCCCCAAGAAAGAGGCGCTCGAATGGGCTGAAGCAGCCTGGGAAAACCATGTTGACGACGACGAGTCTCCCGAGGACGCGGCCGACGTTGATATGAGCTACTGGGAGGAATAGCCATGCTGATTGACGGAAAAATCTGCACCATGAACTGCGGACCGGCGGCGGGCGATACGCGTACCGAGACCCAGCGGCGCGCGGAATGTGACGACTGCATCGCCGCCGCCCCCACCCCGCCCGCTGCAACGGCAGCGCCGAGCGACGACTGCGACGACGTGGACGCCATCCTGCGCATCGTTGGCCTGGATCCCGAACGGTGCCGCACCGAGGGCGGGATGCTGAACGTCGGACGCGTGCGCACGCTGTGGGAGGATGTTGTGTCTCTCGCAGCGCAGGCCAGCGGACAGGCAGCAAGGAGAGCCATGAATGATAGCGATCTGAAATACATACAACGCGTCCTAGAGAGCAATGCACCTGACGAGGATCGGGAGCGCGCTGCTCAGATGGTTCGGGATATACGACGGAGCTACGGGCAGGCACCGGCCGTGAGCGCGGAGCCGGTGGCGCTATCGCAACACGACTACCAAACCCTGTTTAACGCCATCGCCGCTGCAACGTGGACCACGGCAGACGGCGACATTGAGATTTCAGTGCAGGCGTTCCGAGATGCTCTGAAAGGCGCCCCCGTTGCCGCCCAGGCACCGCAGGACGAGTCCCCAGCGGACATTCTGCCGCCACCCGGCATCCATACCGCCGTCCACTACGCCGGATGGCTGCGGCGTGAAGCGCATCGACATCAGGAACCCAAAGCCAGCGTGCTGCGTCAGGCAGCGCGCATGCTCGACGTGCTCAAGGCCGAATGCGGCCGGCTGCACCAGGAACTGATCGATTCCCAGGCACCGGCCGCCAATGGGGATGCGCTGGATGCGGCGCGACTGGGCAGACTGCTCGATGCGGCACACGTCGCTGTTGAATTGATGGATGGCGTGCCGGATGACCCTGCAATGCAGCAGGCATCGGTCGAGTTGTCCAATGCCGCAGCAGCAGTGCAGCGCACCACTGGGAGCGAGAAATGAGCGTTGACAACAACAGTTTCAACGCGGGCGTGTGCGTTGCCCTGCAAGTCGTCAGGGCTATGGACTGCGGCGTTACGTGGGCCGAGATCGTTCGCGCCAGCGGAGAGGATGAGCTGCTGTACTACGCAGCTCACATTGAACCCGAGGAATGGAAACTCGCCGGGTTTGATCATTACGCGAAAGACGAACTCGGACGCGGCAAACCGCCGAAGCGACGGAGGGTGCGCGCCACGGCTGCGGGCTCGCCCCTGCGGGAAGGGGGTGAGTGATGAGTGCCATCATCAGCCCATGCGGCTTGTACCGCTACCGCCTGGAGCGGGATGTCGGGATGGACGGTCCGGTCTATGCCTTCTTCGGGATCAACCCGAGCACAGCCGATGCCCGCGAAGACGACGCAACCGTGCGCAAGTGGACGGGGTTCGTAAAGGCGTGGGGCGGTAGCCGCTTCGTCGTAGGCAACGTTTGGCCGCTCCGCGCCACCGATGTTCGTCTGTTGGCAAGATCCACGCGGTGGCTCGACATCTACCGGGAGAACCAACGGCACATTTTGGCGATGGCTGTCGAGGCGGACATCCTCGTGCCTTGCTGGGGCGACCGGGCGAAGGTGCCGCGCTCCATGCACAACGAGATCGACGAGTTGCTGTCCCTGCTCCTGGGCACCCGCAAGCCGGTGATGCACTTTGGCCTGACCAAGAGCGGAGATCCAAAGCACCCCCTCATGCTGGCCTACAGCACGCCGCTAACCCCGTGGACACCAGCAGGAGCCGCCCAATGAGCGCCGACGACATCAATCTGCCGCCCGTCAAATGTTTCACCACCACATCTCCCCGTCCGTGGGAAATGCCGGCGTGGCTGTGGGATGACGTACAGCGGTACGCCCGCGCCGCCATCCAGGCCGACCGCGCCAGCCGCGCCGACCATTTTCGTGACGCCACGAATTTGATCAACGAGTCCGCAGCCGTGCTGGACGTGCTCACCAGCAAACTGCCGGCCGGTCACCGGCTACGGCACGACGCCGAGGCCGGCGCCAAGAAACTGGTGGCTGGCCTGTACACGCTGGCCGATTCGCTATTGACCGACGCCGCCCGCAGCACCCCTGCAACCGAGAAGGGGGAGTCGTGAGCCGAGTGAAGCTGCCCCAGCCCATTGCATTCGCATTCCTTGCCGAATGCGGAAACGTTGCGTACACGGGGAATCTGGAAGGGCCGTACAAACGCCTACGCGAAATCAGCATGGGCGGCCGCCGTGGCGCATCACTGGACTTGATCTCCACCGAACAGGCCCAGGCCTACGCCGATGCGCGCGTGCGTGAAGCTCTAAATGCCGCCGCCGACGCCATCGCCTACAACGCAGCAGCTTGCCAGGATCGGCTGACAGAGCAGCTCTTGCGGGCGAACGAGCAGGCCGTGAGGTTACTCATTCCCTCCGCCAATCAGATCAACTCGTTCGGCCCCACCCCTGCAAGCAAGACGGAGGGAGCATGAAGCTTGAAGACATTCAGCAGGCCAAGATGCTCGATGACAGGCGGCGGGAACTGGCGTTCAAAATCACCCTGGTACGCGGAAATGGCCTCGGAGTCACGATCCAGGGCAACTACCAGGACAACGAAATTCTGGACGCCGTCCGCGAGCACGTCGTCGCGGTGCTGGAGTCCCGTATCGATGGCATAGACGACGAGTTGCGCGCCATCGGCGTCGATATCAAGAAAGCACCACCCAGCGATGAGCCGGCCGCCAATCTGCCTATCCTCCCCCGCGCCAGGAAGGCCATCGGGTCGGCCGAAACACAGGTTGGCCGCGAACCGTTGATCTACACCGCCACCGACATGGAGGCATACGGCCAGAAATGCTATACCGCGGGCCGGCGCAGCGCCAAACCGGCGCCTGGCACGTACTCGAAGGCCATGGAGGCCGAGGACGACGCCTGGGCCGACTACAACGCAGGCCGCGGACCTCATCCGAAGAGGCGATGATGACCCACACACTCGCAATCCTGGAGCTGTCCCCCATCGCCTATGGCGAGGTCGCAGACAAGCTGCGGGCGGCCGGCTACGACCACGTTTTCCTGGAGGACGGCATGCTCGACATGTCGGGCCTCGGCGTCACGTGCGGCGTGCCCCTCGGCGACCCTTCGCCAGAGTGCGATCCCACCGACATCTGCGCCGGTTGCCGGTGCAAATTCGCTGCTGGGGGGCACCGATGACCGTCGCCGAGTTGATCAACGAACTACAGAGGTTCCCCGCTCACTGGAGTGTGCTGGTCGAACACCCTGACGGCGGCGGATGGAGCGGACTGAGAACCGATATCGCATCTGTTGCCGATGTCCGGGATGGAACCGAGTCCACCCACGGCGCTGCGGTTCTGGATGCAACGAAAGGACTCCTGTGATGCCGCCAGACATCGACGCGATCGCGCTCGACGTGGCCCGCGAAATCAAGGCGCTCGACCCTATTGCAATGCCTGGCGGCCATGCCCAGTATCTGGCCGCCATTCAATCATTGGTTGCCGATGGTATTCGCGCCGTGACGGAGGAAGCGCACGATGCATGACGAAATTCTGGACGTTTCTGACGTAGCGGCGATGCTGCGTTGCGACGAGAAAACGGTAGAAATGAAAACCCGAGACGGGGATCTGCCCGGGCTCAAGTTCGGACGCTCTTGGGTTTACCCTCGAACCGCATTGATGACCAGGCTGTCGGAACTGGCCGCGATGGAATGTGCGCAGCGACGGGCGCCAAGAGTGCAGGCGCCCACGAGCGCGGCACGCGTGGAGCGCCGCCGGCGCGGCCGCATGCCGCCGGCACTGACACCGTGCCCCGACTAGTGTCCTGCCCAGAGGCGGTTCGTCATGTCGTCGGCGCGGAACGATGCGTAGCGCGCCGCCATGCTTGAACCTGGCGCCCAGCCCATAATGCGGATGATTTCAGCGTCGCGTAGCAGCCAGTGGCCATCCGGAGAGCGCATTTCGAACCAGCGGCATGTTGCCTCGTGCCGCAGATCATGCTCCGTCAGATCCTCACAACCGGCGTAGGAAAACAGCGACGAAAACCGATGGGACAATCGGCTCGTCACAGCGGCCAGAGTTTCTGGATCGCCGTTCCAGAACGGAAACACGAGCGCATCAGAATCTGATTCCGATGCGGCGAGGTAGCCCGTCAACAGCCCGTGGACGACCGGCGTCATGGGCACCTCACGGAACTTGACCCGCCCACGCCATTGTTTGCTGGACTGCACCCGCAGGACGCGCCGGGCGAAGTCGACCCAGCCACGCCGCAGTTGGTACGCTTCTCGTAGGCGCAAGCCGCAATTGACAATCAACAGGAACAGTACGCGTAGGTCTGCTAGGTCAGGGCCGGTCAATGGCCGCTCTCGATCGGCGCGTTTCTCGCCATCGAGTGCAGCCAAGATACGCCCTTCCTCCCCGGGCGATAGCCGGCGGTCCCGCTCAATGTCAATTTTTGGCGCGAGCTGCTTTGCCGCGAGAATTTCCGCATCGACCTCGTTGTAGGTCGAGTAACCCCGCGGCAACAGCTTGAGCGGATTGCCGGCCATGACATCCGGCGTTTTCCGCAACACCCAATCCAGCACCTTTCCGAGCGCCTGGACCCGCTTGCGGATCGTACCCGGGGACAGATTTTTTTCGTGCTTGAGCCTCTGCACCCAAGACTCCGCCCAGGCATAGGTGACGTGTCGGAGCTGCACGGAGCCAACCTCCTCGAACAGTAAATCGAGGATTTCCACGTCGGATTTAGAGGGGTGTCCAGATTTGACCCAGGCACGTATGAGCGGCCCAAGCAACGCGGCTGGTTCAGCAACTGGTTGGATCAGTCCCTCTGGAACAATACCCACCCTAAACCATTTTGCGCACTGTTCCCCGTACTCGCGCGCCTCGCGCTCCGTATCGAACGTGAGATACACCCGGCGGGGTAACAACTTGCTGGAGATGGTCAGCTCAAACCGCCCGGCGGGCGTCCGACGCACATTTGCCAT